CTCAATCGCTGGAAACGGGATCACCTACGTTTTAGCGGTCCTTCAACAAAACGAAGCTTTGCAAATCATCGAATTCATATTATCGGCAACCTTAACGGTCGTGATCCTCGCGTATCGTCTTTGGCATTGGTGGAAAGAAGCTAAGAAGGACGGCAAAATAACCGAGGACGAGATAGACGAAGCGGGCAAAATCATGGAAGAGGAAACCGAGAAGTACAAGGAGAAAAATAAATGAATATTTCGAAATGGAATGAAGAGGTCGAAGCTTATCTAAACTCTTCTTATTTAGGCATGGTCGGCGACGTCGATTTTAACCGCTCGCGCGTCTCCGTGTTCAAATACCTAATAAACAACATGCAAAAACGCACTTTGGGAATGTTCGAATATAAGAACCTCCCGGAGACTTTAAGCGCGCGAAGCATTGAAAAATATTTGCAGGGCTCTGGCACTTGTCTAATCGTGGACGTGAAGCAAGAGCAAATCACCAACCAGCACGCTATCGACGACGGAGCGAAACCGGGCCTTTACGCTTTGCCGTGCAAGGCTGGAGGTGTCCTTAACGCGGATTACCTACCGACGCGCGCAATCGTCGTTTCGGCCTATTTGGGGCTCTCTGGCGAATACGATTTAATGAAGAAAGAAGCGGTTTACATGTGGAACGATTCATTATTGGAAGGTCTAGCCCCGCTTTATAGCCTTTACGCGTCCGAATTGACGGATAACGTTCTCACGCTCCATTTTCAAGAAGTGCACAACCGCATTTTGTCAATCATCAAAGCGAGCACGGAGGACGAGAAAAAGGACGCGAAAGACTTTTTCAAGGACTACGAAAATGGCGTTTTCGCGGCCCTTATGAACGAAGATTTTTTGGATAACCTCCAAAATAACCGCGTCGATCCGTTCAAGGGCTCGAACAATTCCACAATCAAAGACACGTTAGAAGCGCGGCAATGGCTTTTAGCCCACTGGAATATTGAAATCGGTTTGAACGATAACTACAACATGAAGCGCGAAGCGTTGAACGAAAACGAAATTGAAGCGAACGCGGACACCTTAACACCGCTTCTCGACGATATGTATAAGTGCCGTAAACGCGGCGTGGAGGAAATCAATAAGATTTTCGGAACGAATATCGAAGTCGATTTCTCTTCTTCGTGGAAGAGGGTACATAAGCGCGAGCAAAACGCCCAAAAGCAGGAAGATTTAGAAATCGAAGCTTTAAAAAAGCAAGTGGAAGAAACTTCCACCGATGATGTAAAAAATTTACAGGAAGACGGTAACAAGGAGGAAAAATAATGCAGTTCGATTATCCTTGCCTTTACGACTACATCAAGGAAGACTTCACCTTAATCGCTTGCGTTCAATCCATTTTCGACGAGATCCAAACGGAAAGCCAGACCGCGAGCGGTCACGTCTTCGAGGACTACGACGCGGAATTAAAAAGCGAACTGGCGTTTTCCTATTATTTCGAACGCGCTAAGCGTCCGCTTAAAGTCTTGTATTTCCAATACTGCAAAAACGCGGTTGATTGGGCCGATACGGACAGTATAAAAAGCTTCTTCACCCACTTAGGAAAAGTCGCATATTCCCGCTTTGGGGCCAATTGGGAAAGCATTTATAAAGCTTATTTCCTTACGGCCTATAAACCCCTCGAAAATTACGACATGGAGCAAGTGCGTACCCCACTGCTCGATACCACGAACACGACCACGAGGAAGCAGGAAACCAAAGTGGAGACGAGCGGCAAAACCTCCGTTGTGCCCTTCAACAGCACCACGCCCACTTTGACCGGGGAAAGCGAAGGTGATAGCACCACGACCGAGGACAAGACGAAAAACGAAGTCGAAGGAACGATCACGGAACGCGGCACCGACACGCTAACGCGACGCGGCAATATAGGCGTAATGTCTAGTCAAAGGCTTTTGACGGAAGAGCTCGAATTAAGAAAACTTGACTTCGTGAAACGTGTATTTGAAGATATCGACAAAGTTTTATTGCGTTCCTATATGCCGGGGGGAAATCCATGGATATTGTAAAAGAATATGATATTGCATTAACCAAAGACGAAATAGAAATATATGTTGAACCAATCTTGAACGCGAAAGACGAAGACGAAGCAAGAGCGTTATGTTCTCGATTCGAAACCTTATTGCGTGTGAAGCTTCGAGAAAAGGAGCGAAGATATAAGGGCTAATCAAAGCCCTTTTCTTTTGTCCTCTTGATATGTTCCACGTGAAACATTAACATTGAAATAGAAAAAGCGCTAAAAGAAGCGCAGGAGGAAAAATAAATTATGGGGTATGTACAATTTAATAAAACCACAATTCAACTTCCTTTACCCTCCGCAACTATGACGAAAGCGGAATATAAGGAGGCTTATGGTATTGACCTCGATGATTTGGACTTTGCTAAAGTGACTCTTTTGATCGATGGAAACGAAAAATATTCCGTTGATGAAATTCGTATCGTTTCCGGTGATGTTTTAATCTTTGGTGGCGGAAAGATTTTAACGATCGGTGATGATGACAATATTTCAGTCACTGGCGGGGCTTATAGTGTCGAACACGCTAAACCGCTATTTTGGCACGGGCTATATATCGGTGACGGATCTTTAAATAATAATTTACAAGGCCATGTTTTAAATAATAGCCCCGAATCTATCGATAGCGTCGCTAAACTTGATGCATGGTTTAAATCGATTAGCGGAGACGTGGTTTTAGCGGTTAATGGAGCTTTCACCAAAAGCGGTGTCACCTATACCGCGTTTGCTATTCAAAAGAAAGCCGATAATACCTATTTGATTTTCTATATTACCGATTCTGGCGTTGCTACTCATTCGATTTCGACTTTATCTAGCTTGTACTCTACCGTGAACGATTCTTCGAATGAAATTCTTTAATAGGAGGAAATAAACAATGCAAGTTGCACAAATTTATAATCTCGTGAACACCGCCGCTCAAGCCGTTAGCGGTGAAATCACGCTCCCCACCGAAGACCTTACAAACCTCGTTGACGTTGGCAAGTCCATCGCTAACGCCGTGGGCTATGAGCCCTTCTATAAAGCCCTCGTTAACCGGATCGGCAAGATGTATTTCGTTGACCGCAAATATAAAGGTCTTCTCTTCAAAATCTTTAAGGATTCGTGGCAATTCGGCTCGATCGTCGGCAAAGTCCAGGTTGACGACATGCAGTACACCGAAAACGACACCTGGCAAATCATCAACGGCGCAAGCTATGATCCCTACGTCGTCAACCTTCCCATCGTCTCAGCGAAGTTCTTTAACAAAATGGCTACGTTCGAGCTCGATATCACCACTCCGACCATCCAAATTGAGCAGTCTTTCACCAGCGCGGACGAAATGAACCGTTTCTTATCGATGGTGCAAACCATGGTTTACAACTCCATGGAAACCGCTATCGAAGCGTGCGCGTTCCGCTGTCTCGACAACATGATTGCGGCAACCATCGACGGAGCGGGTGCGCGCGTCGTTCACCTCGTCACCGTCTATAACGGCATTGCGGGCACCTCGCTTACCGCGTCTACCGCTCTTCTCGATAAAGCTTTCTGCAACTGGGCCGCTAAGGAATTGGGCTTAGTCAAAAAGCGTCTTGCTTCCCGCACTGTCATTTACAACATTGGTGGAAAGCGTCGCTTTACCCCCGCCGAAGATTTGCACGTTGTCGCGCTCGCCGACTTCGCGGAAGCGGTTAAAAACGTGGGCTACGGCAATACCTATCACAAAGAATTCGTCGAGCTTCCCAACTACGAGGAAGTGCCGTACTGGCAAGCTCCCGGAACGGGCTTTGCGTGGTCCGATATCTCGACGGTTGACGTTACCGCGATCGTTGACGACGCGGGCACTACGAAAGCCGTTAAGGAAGATAATATCTGCTGTGTCATGTTCGACGATAACGCTCTGGGTGTCCTCCAACCACGTCGCCGCGTGACGACCCAATACAATCCCAAAATTGAAGCATACACAGACTTCTGGAAGTGGGAAAGCCGCTATTTCAACGATTTCAACGAACAAGCGGTTGTGTTCATTCTCGACTAAGGGCAAAACCAAATTAAACGCGTAGCGTAATGCTATGCGTTTTCTTTTTCGCTATAATGAGAAAAAGAGGTAAATAACATGGCTGAAATTAGACAAGACCTTAAATTACAGAGCGACCCTTCAACGATCGTTCGCCCAAACATCGTAACCGATAATATCCCCGACGGCGGAGTAACCACGGCGAAGATTAACGACGGAGCCGGAACCACGGCTAAGATTGCCGATAACGCTATCACCAGCGCGAAAATCGCAAGCGGCGCTGTGGTCAACGATAAATTATCGAATAATGTGGTAACGTCCTCTAAAATTGCGGACGGAGCCGTACAAGCCGCTAAGATTTCAAGCGGCGCGGTTTTGGAATCTAAGTTAGCGGATAACGCTGTCTCGCACGATAAGCTAAAGAATTATAGCGTTTACGGAAATAAGATTTCACGCACGGCAGGTTTAATCGTCGATCACGACTGGGGCGAAACCTTCAGCGATTTCGTCACGTGGCTAAAAGACGCTTTCGCGAGCGGCGCGACCTTCTTTTATTCTGACGGGTCCGATTGCGCTTCATGCTATATTAGGGTAACGGACTCTCAAATTGATATTGTGCTCCCGCTTCCGCTTACGGGTTATCAATCTTCTTATACCGTCACTAGCGCGAATTTCGAAACGTGGCTAGCGAGCGAGGGAAGCGACATTTACGCGTGCTTCATTAACTAATGACGATTACGTTATATAAATATTTAGGTGAGAAAAACCGGGTGGACAAAAGCGGACATCTTCAAACCGTCCTAACGACCACGGGCAGTTTCAAGAAAGATACTTCGGTATTATCGCCTACTCTTCTATTAGCCCTCCCCACGGAAAATTTCGATTATGTCACGGACGAAAACGGTAATCTTATCGCCGACGTTATGGCAAGCACAGAACACGATAGCGTGCTGGACTTTAACTATATGTATATTGCTGAATTCCGCCGCTATTATTACGTCACTTCTATATATGTTTCTAGCGACCTTCTTTTAGTCGTCACCGGTGAAGTTGATCCGCTCTATAGCTTCAAAGACGCGATCTTAGACAACAAAGCAATGATTGAGCGTAACGAATTCACGTACGACGTCATGCAGGAAGATACGTTGCTTCCACTTGAAATCGAAAAGACTGTAGACGAAAACGACGTAACGAACCTAAGCGAAAAAAACTTAAACTTCAAAGCCTATTTCACGGGTGGCGATCCAAACGCGAAAAACATAGTCGTTACAAACGCACACTTCGTCGGTCATGGCGTTACGATCCCGGCGCAGGATAATTTACCCGCTATCGAAACGGATCATTTCAACGACGCGACGGGCTCAATCTCAACGGCTCTATACCTCGCCGACCTTCACGCCTTAGCAATGAAGCTCATGGGAGAGGAATCTGCATATAGCACCTTCTTTAAAGGCGTTGTCGCGTTTCCCTTCGACGTCATGGTAGACCATGTGAGCATAGGCGATCAAATAGCGTTGTGGAAGTACGACGACGTAAACAAAGACTGGCAAGTAGAAAATACGGGAATCTACGGCGCGGGTATGCCTTGCGTTTCTTCCCGTTTGATCGTTGCGGACTTCAACCTCCCCTCCGCTTCTTCCTTCCTCGATATGGTGCCGTATTCGCACCACGAAATCTATATACCCTTCTTCGGTTGGTACGAGCTCCAATACAACGAGCTCAACGGACACCGCTTGCAGGTCATTTATTCGGTCAATTACGAAGACGGAAGCGGCGAAGTATACCTATACGATAGGACTTACGGAAGAATAATTTTCACCGCCACGGTGCAAATCGGCGTACCGCTTTCCTTGACCTCCACCAATGCGGAGGAATTAGGAGCCCAAAAACGCGCTATGTCCTTAAACCTCGCCTTGTCGCTCGTCGGATCTGCCGCTGGTCTAATCGGCTCTGCCGTGACTGGTAACGCAATAGGCGTTGTCGGCTCCGGCATTGCGGGAGTTTCGGCTGTTACGAATTACATCAACCAAAAATCTATGATGTTCGAGCGCGCTCAGTCTTCCCATAACGGCGCGGCGGGCGCGCTGTACGGGCCTCTTACGGTACGTTACCGCGTCACCAGCGTACAGGCTAGAAGCGGCCTAAACATGAGCGATTACGCGCACCAATACGGGCGACCGCTTAGAGACGTTCGCAAGCTTTCCACGCTTACGGGCTTTACGCAGGTGTCGAAAGTCCACCTAGAAGGTTTCGGAGCGTTCGACGCTGAAAAGCAGGAAATAGAATCTTCTTTATTAGCGGGCGTTATCCTATAATAAATACGCCGTCATTCTGTCATACGGCCTCCTTTCCACGGTACCGCTAGACCCGGCATAACTAGCGGTACTTTTTATTTTCGGTTAATTCATGCTTGACGGGGTATATATCCGTGGGAGTAATATAATTGTGCCGAAGGGCAAAGGAGAAAGACAGAATGTACATTAGAGAACTATTTCAAAAATTGGAAGACGGAAACGATTTAATTTACTTCTTAGGGAAGGAAACAAAACTTCGCCCGCTTCACTTCTATATCGAGATTGACGGTATGGACGGCCACTATTGGGAAACGTTCGTGGACTTCAAACGCTGGCTATATGACGAATACGTAGAGGAATACGCCGATCAAATCATGATTTGCAATATTAAGCAGGGCACAGGCTACCTATATGGAGGACAGGTGAAAGCTCCTAGAATCACGATTCAGATTTACCCACAATATTAAGGATAAATAACCATGGAAATAAGCTTTAAGGAATTCGAAACCTACGTAGAGGGCTTAATAGCCATTAACGATTTGAGAGGTCTAAAAAGGGCCATAGTGGAACTTTACAAAAAGTCCATCAAACGACTATTGACGCAAATAAATCGTTACAAGATGAGCCCAATTTCGTTTAAATCAAACCTATTCGACAGCGCACCGCTTGTAACGGCGTTATACGAAGCTTACGACTTCGCCGCAGTCATGTATACCGCGTTTCCGGAATTCCCATTAGTTAGGGTAACGGATAACATCGACAATTTAGTAGCTAGAGCGATAAGGAAAATTTAGGAGAAAAAGAAAATGAACGACAAACTAAAACATTTAAAAGAAGTTATGATCCGCAACAACTGGGGAAAAATGGAAAAACCCAATTACCCACGTCCGCATGTGGCCGATTGGCTAATAGCCGCTCACCCGGAAATCTTCGAAGAATACAAAAATTGGTTTGACGATAACGTTAGGGATGTGAAAAACAATGCGTAAAGTTAAACATTTCAGCCAAAAGGCCGCTAAAATCGCCTTTAGGGGGTACTATATAACAACAATCATTAAATATCATTCGTTTAATCCAGACGAAGAAATACCCTACGACATGGAAGTAATCTTAGAGCACGTGGACAACTACACGGACTTCTTATATAAATGCGTTCCCTCTGAATACCTAGACGAATACGGAAAGCAATTATCGCTCTTCATTCTAAGTTTGCCGCGCTACTCTTACTGTAAGAAGATTCACCGCTATTGGAACGCGTTAGAAGAAAAATACGTTGACAAGGAGGAATAGGAATGACGGAACCGAAATACAAAATAAACGAAATCGTTTACGTGATGATCGAATATGACGACGAAGGCGTATCAACCGCAAACCTAGCCTACATAGCAAAAGGCCGCGTAACGGGAATTATCCAGCTAAACGAAAACGGTTATAAATACATCGTCAGCGGGCACAATTTCAGCGTCTCGCGTTACGATTCATACGTCTATGCTACAATAGAAGAACTAATAGAAGACTTTAGGAGCGTGATAATCCAATGACGAGAAGAGAAGAACTATTGAACTTCCTCGATTCGATTTACGTACCCGTCAAGCTTCGCGAAGAAGTAGCCTTGCTAAAGCGCATAATTCGCGAGAACGATTACCGGGGAATCGAGAAGGAAGACGAGAACACGAGCCGTTCTTACACGTTGGTGATAGACACCGCTGGTAAGGGCTCGCGTGAAACCTATTGCGACTTCACTATTTGCCGCGTCGATATCGGCGCGGTGGGTGCTCAAATGGCAGACGTTGCCATTTACTACAAAGGCGATTCTTGTATGGCTACGCCCAAACGCGTAAGCCGTAAGAATATAAAGATTAACGTTTTGCAGGACTAAGGAGGTAAAAGAAAAATGAACATTAGCGGCAAAGCAACTATCTTTGTGCGGGAGGTTGGCAAAGACGACAACAAAGCCAAAATCTTTGAAACCACCTTCAGCCACAAAGACAAGGACGGTAAATACGTTGATAACGTTACCGTTCGCGTGGACTTCTCGAAGGAGCTTCTACCGGACAACGCGAAAAAGGCGTTTAAACCCGGTTGGTGCTATCCGATCGTCATTGATTCCGGTTTCATTTCGACGCGGGGATATGACAACAAGGAAGGTAAGCGCAAAAAGGAAATCTCTCTTTATATCGTGAAGTGCTCTTGCGACTGGGCCAACGCGAAGGAGATTAAAGCCAAAGAAGCGGAGCCCGTCAAAGAGGCCCTAGTAGGCCCGGACGGAGAGCCCTTACCCTTCTAAGGCTATCCACGCCGCAGGGCTCGCGCTTTATGGGAACGCGGGCCCTATTTCATTAAAGGAGTTACGAAAATGACCGAGAACGGATTGAATAAATTAAATGGGCACCGCGTATTTATCGAAATGCGCGAATTCCCGCATAGCGTAAAAACAATCACTTATACCGGGGAACTAATCGCTTCGCCCGGTAAGCACCACATACACCGCGACCAACGGACGTATGAATACGACCACACAGACTTTTACATCGACGACGAAAAGACCGATAAGCTCATTCTTATCGAATGGAATAAAGTAAAATTGATTACCCATTGCGAAGATTTGGGGAAGGTTAGAAAATGAAAATCGAGGAAATCTATAATTTCGCTAGGGAATTTCTTAGAAGAAGCGAAATAGAATACGAACCGTTTACAGGTGTGATTAAAACTTCAATCAAGGTATATGATCCGTTTGGATCCCTCTATGAAATAGTGCAGACATTGAACGAAAATTCTTATCTTTACCCGCTTTATATGGGTGAATTGGAACGGAGGGCGAAGAATGGCAAAAAATGAATTTTACAGTCTACGTTTTCTCGATACCATGGATATAGCTATTTACAAAATTAGAACGGTCCCTCGTGGCTGGGGTAAGAAAAAAGCTTTAAAAGAACATAAGCGGAGGGCTAAACATGGCAAGTAAATACAGACCGCACGGAAGTTACAAAGACTTTATGGACTTGACCGCGGACGACATAAGCGGACTAACAGAGGGAGCCTTACGCGGGATCGTGGGAAAGCTTAACGACGCGGCGAATAAGCGTTTACGCCGTTTGGAGAACACAGGGCTTGAGATGTTCTCTCCCTCTTATCGAGCGAGGAAGAAGGAAAGCGGCCTAAGCACCTTCACGATCGAACCGGGCGACACCGTGGGAACGCTTAAAAGAAAATACCTTCAAGCCCGGCAGTTTTTGCGGCAGGAAGGTTATTCAACAAAGGCCGAAATCATAAAGCATATCGCCGAAGACAACGCGCCCATTATCAAAAAGGTTTTAGGGAAAACGCTCGATGATCCTTCTAATTGGGATAAGCGATACAAAAAGAAGCAGGTTTTGAAAAAGAGCGTCAAAAAGAAGCTTACCGACTTTTGGACAAAGTACCACCAGTGGCGGGAAATAGAAGAACGGAACAACCCCTCGAAGGAAGCGGGAGGAACCAATACCGACGACGTAGAGGAATTCGCCGAAGACCTCTACCAAAAAGGCAAAACCGATATTCAAGACTACGAACGGAAAGCGCAGGAAGATTACGAACAAGCCCAACGGGAGCAAATGACAGATGAAGACGACGCCTTACAGCCCGGAACCTCTTACGGAAAAGCAGCGGGAACGCCTAAGCGCGCTAAACGAACCAAAAAAGGAACGATTAAAGAACGCTTCGAGAAAATCAAAATCTTTTGAGCGGCCCTTCTTCGATCCTTCTTATATCTGCAACGAGAAATTAAAGATTCGAAAGCATAAGAAGCGGGAATATTACAACGTCGCCGCTTCTTTTGACATTGAAACAACGAGCTTTAAGGACGGGGATAATAAGCGAGGGATCATGTATTGTTTCGTCTTCGGCCTTAATGGAAAAGTTATATTCGGCCGCACGTGGGAGGACTTCTTAAACGTGCTTAAAGCCCTTCGCGACGCTTACGGGCTCAACGAGAGAAGGATACTTCCCGTTTACGTTCATAACCTTAGCTTTGAGTTTCAATTCATCTGCAAGCGGTTTAAATGGCTTGACGTGTTCGCCACGGACGAGCGTAAACCCGTGCGGGCTCTCTGCTCTTTAGGCGTGGAATTTAGAGATTCCTATATCCTAAGCGGTCAAGGCTTAGCGGGAACCGGGAAGAACCTTACGAAATACAAAATGGAGAAGCTAAAAGGCGATTTAGACTATTCCTTAATGCGTCACTCCAAAACGCGCCTTACCCCGCAGGAATGGCACTACGTCGAAAACGACGGTTTAGTGTTAATGAATTTCATTCAAGAGGAAATCGAGAGAAACAACAATAACATTTGCAATATCCCCATGACGAACACGGGCTACGTCCGCAAATTCATGCGTAACGAATGCTACCACGGAGGGCAAGCGGGGCACGGATCGAGAAGGAAGGTTAAAACCCGCGATTTCTCATCTTATCGGAAAATCATGGAACGGCTCAAACTTACGCCGCAAGAATACGTTTTGAGTACCGAGGTTTTCCAAGGAGGTTTTACGCACGCTAATTGTTTTAACGTTGGCTTGACCTTTGAAAACGTCGCTTCCATGGACTTAACGAGCGCGTACCCCGCCACTATGGTACTTGATTGCGATTTTCCCATGGGGCCCGGCAAATACATCGAAAAGCCAACGCCGGAAGAAGTGACGAACGCGTTAGAACTATACGCGTGTATGTTCCGTTGCCGCATATGGGGAATCGAGAGCAAATTCAAAGGGGATAATTTTCTAAGTTATTCGAAGTGCAGGAACGCGCGGAAAGTCGAGCAGGACAACGGGCGCGTATTAGCCGCTGAATATATCGAAACGTCGCTTACGGACATAGACTTAGACATATTGAGAGCCTTTTATTCGTTCAAGAAAATCGAAATACACGACCTTTGGAAATATCCGCGCGGGTACCTTCCCCGCAATTTCATAAAAGGAGTGTTGAGCCTTTACGCGGATAAGACGACGCTAAAAGGCGTGGAGGGAATGGAAGCGGAGTACCTTATAAAGAAAGGGATGGTTAACGCCTCGTATGGAATGAGCGTGACTTCTTTGATTCAACCAACGAACAAATACGAAAACGGGGAATGGACGAGGGAAACGCCGAACCTCGAAGAGACGATCAAGAACTACAACGAGACGAAGAACCGCTTTCTTTTCTATCTTTGGGGAGTTTTCGTAACCGCGAACGTTAGAAGGACTATAGCGCGCTCTATCCTCGAACTGGGAAACGATTACATTTACGCGGACACCGACAGCGTAAAATTCATCAATTACGAGAAGCACCGGGAGTACTTCGACCGCTACAACGACCGCATAGCCCGCAAAATAGCCGCTTCTAGCGTTAAGAACAAGTTAGAAGAGGAATTATACCGACCGAGGACGAAAGACGGCGTAGAGAAGCCAATAGGAGTTTTCGATTACGAGGGAACTTACAAGCGGTTTAAGACGTTGGGCGCGAAACGCTATTTCGTCGAATACCCGGAAACGCATAAGCTAAAGACCGTGGACGGAAAAGATTTTGAAACGCCTTATTCTTTGACTATTAGCGGAGTGAACAAACACGCCGCGATTCCGGGACTTGTCCGCAAGGCCGAAAAGGAAGGAAAAGACGTTTTCGATTATTTCGAAATCGGAACGCTTTTCACGGCGGATATGTGCGGAAAGATGACGCATACTTATTGCGATTACCCAATAGCGGGGATCGTTACCGATTATCAAGGGAAGAAGGGAACCTATGAAGAGCTTTCCTTCATGCATTTGGAGCCAACGACGTACAAGCTGACGACGACCGAAGAATTCTACGAGAAGATATATATTGATAAAATGGAACGCATGGAACGCCGACAAAGGAGGTTTTTACCATGAGCACGCTAAAAGAACATATCGAAAACGGAAAAGCCACACCCGTAAACAAAAAGATAAAGACGGTGAAATATAACCGAAAAGATTTTTACCAGTTAGACAACATACACAAAGCCGCGCCGGAAGCGAAATACTACGTCATTTGGGGAGAACGTAGCAACGGCAAGACGTTTGCCGTGTGCGAGCACGCTATAGATAAGTATTTCGCCACGGGTGAGCAGTTAGCGTTAATCCGCCGCCTTGATGAGAATTTTAAAGGGAAATACGGCTCTAACATGTTCGACAATTTCATATCCAACCCCACGCGAGGAAACATCATCGAACAGAAGAGCAAAGGCAAATATAACGACGTGAAATACGTTTCGAGAAAATGGTACTTCGTGAAGCGTGACGTGGCAGGGCAAATCATCAAGAGCGATTCGGAGCCGTTCGCGTTCGCGTTCGCATTGGCACAGGAAGAAAAATACAAGTCGCTTGCGTTCCCTAAAATTACGACGATCCTAAACGATGAATTTATCTCGATGAGCGGAGGATATCTAACGGACGAATTCTTATATTTCACCTCCATTTTAAGCACGATCATACGTAACCGCGACAACGTGAAAATTTACCTTTGCGCAAACGCTATTCCTTCCTATAACCCTTACATTATCGAAATGGGGCTTACCCGCTTTAAGACGATGGAAGCGGGAAAAATCGATATTTATCACTATGGGCAATCTAAATTAGTGGTAGCCGTTGAGCATACGGGCACGGCTATGCAGACGAAGGGCAAAAAATCCGATGTTTATTTCGCGTTCGATAACCCACGCTTAAAGATGATTACCGAAGGTGATTTCATGTTTGGCCTTTACCCACACGCTCCGTTTAAGTGGACACCAAAGGAAATACGTTTCATTTACTTTATCGTCTTCGACGGTGAGATATTCCAGTGCGAAATTATCCATCACGAAAAGCAATGGATCACGTTCATACACGAGAAGACCACGCCCATAAAAGACCCGGATAAAGCTCTTATCTATTCGCAGGATATAAACCCCGGTAAAAACTATGCGCGTAAGATTAGCAACCCAGCGAACAAGCTTCAAAACGCGGTTGCTCGATTCTTCGCCACCGAGAAAGTGTTTTATCAAGACAACCGCGTTGGGGAGCAGATAAACCAATACTTACTTTGGCAAGATACCATATAGCCCTAAAAGGACGCATTACGGCCCATTACGGGCCTTTTCTTTT